CCTTTAGAAACCCCCGCTTTTAACGATTGTTCGACTCTTCCGACATACTTCTCTTATAGCGCCTAAAAACCCAATTCAAGGGGTTTTTTAGGGCGCGCTTGAAACAATTTAACAAAACGACATACTTACCGCATTTTGAAAGCTTTGCTGATTGTTAAGTAAAGAACTTCTCGAGTGGTTGTTACGGCGCAGGGGCGTGTATCTATAGAGCTAGAGTGAGGTGGGTTAGGTAGTTTTACTAACTTTTTAAGATTTTTATTTTTAATTTTTTTTAATGAGTTTACTAAAAACACCTCACCTACCTCACCTACCTCACCTATTACTGGCGGTAGTTTTAGTAGTGGTAATATCGGGATGCTTTACGAAAGATTACAGAGTGGAGCTATGCTGGCTTAATGATAAAGCCGATTTGTGTTATCCAATTAGATCTGGGGTTGTGCAGGAGGAGGAGAATACTGCATACTGATAACTGTTTCTCCTTTAGAAACCGCCGGTAGAAAGTGCCTTCGCATCGCTTTCTACCGGCTCTTTTATTTATACGTTCGGAAAGTCCATATCAATAGATTCAAAAGGGATCTCAGCTCTAGCTACTTTCTTTAGCTTTACCGGAGACTCCCAGATACCGTTTTGTATCTCTTTTGCTTTACATGTTTCTAAGTAAGCAATTACAGCCGGTCTCTTATCGTCTTCAAAGATATTTACATCGTAGTAAGCTTTCATCTCCTCTAATGCTTTCTTCTTACTTTTCTTAGCCGGCTTTTGTTCTTTTTGCTCCCAGTCAGGCAAGTCATCCTCAGCTAGAGTAATTGGCTTAGCTGGCTCCTCTTTTACCTCCTCAACTACCTCTACAGAGGGCTGAAAGTTAGACGGCATTTCTTCTTGCGTGTACAATCCATTAAGCTCTTGAGGAAAAGCTTTCCGTAAAGCTATAGACTCGGCTACTTTCTTAATCATGATTCTAGGTGCAGTTTTCCACAGCCCAAAACCTTTAGCATAATCCGCTAGGAGTGCTTCTCCCTCCATCGGTATCCGTCGGTCTTTTCTATATACTTTACACCAAGCCCCAATGAAGCTTGCATCTGGGACAGTCTTTACCCATTCCCCAGAGGCGTTAATTAGCCCTACTTCGGCGCCGTCAAAGTCTTTAGAAGCATTGGCAATTGCCCAAAAGCCGTTAATGCCAGTCATTATCTGTAGACCTTGATTAGCTTTGATGCACCAAATCTCTTTCTTAAAAGGATTTAAGCCGGTAGCTTTGCAGTACTGCACAAAGAGCGCAAACTCCGCAGCCGTCGTTCCCTTAGCTACCGTAGCTTGCATTGTCTTTACTATCTCAGCCGAGCTATAATCTATTGTTTGTAGTTCTTTAGTCATCTTATTTACTCCTTTAGTAATTTACTTCTTGATATGCTTTTGCTCCCCAGCTTTGGCTACAATGCATACTTGCTAGCTCACAAGTAACAGTAGCAGCCGTTCGCTGCAGCCCTAAGATCAGAGTTACAGCTAAAAGAGGAGCGCCAATTATAGCACTAATTACTATATACGTTCTTATAATTTGCTTAACATTAATCATTATTTACCTCCCTTATTTCCAAAAACTAGGTTATTCCAAAAGCCGTTAGCTTGTCTCAAAGTACGCTGCTCCTCCTGGGTGTGCCGTAGGGTATATGCAGCGCTAGATCCGTCGCTAGCTTTTGTCTTAGTATTTGCAATGAAAGCGTTTTGACCATCCATAAAAGCTTGGATACCTTCTGGAGTGCCGGCTATCAATACGCCGTCACCTAAAGCGCTACAGCCAGTAGCAGTCGCAAGTACAGTTAGAGCTATTATCTTTTTCATCGTGTTTTCCTTTAGTTTTTTTTAGTTAAATCGACTCTATACAAGCAATCGCTCCCGCCAGCTCCTAAGAGCTAGCCAGAGCCATTACTGGTTAAATATGTCTAGTACATCTGGAAGGGGTCTGATGGGTTGCCCAAGAGCGTCGTTTGGTACAGTTTGAGTCGTACTTTCGAGGTACTTCTTACCGTTAAAGGGGTTGGTTTTGGTTTTGGTGGTAGTTATATCGCTATACCCTGTACCCCAAAGACCTCTATCCTCTACCCATTTGCTCTCAAATTGACCTGTAAACACGTTATAGTGCTGCTCTACCTTATAGTGCTTAGTTGGTTGTTGCGTCGGTAAATACTGCGCTTCGGCCGTCATAATCATAAAGCTAAAAGCAGTAGCTATAATTATAATGGCGTAGACGGTTTTCTCGCCTAATTCAGCCATAGTATCAGCTACCTCAGCACAACGGTTATCAAACTCTCTAAATGTCATTTGCAATGCTCCTCAATTAATTTAGTCATCCCCAGCAGAAAAGCTTCTCTGTCAGCTCCCTCATAATTAGTAGTGAGCTTTCCATCTTCCACCCATAGTTCGACCCCTGGGTAACAGATCTTTAGCGATATTAAAAAAGATTTTGTTCTGTTAATTGTGCTCATTATCCCTTCTTATGCTCCTTATAAATTGTGTAATCAGGATCTACTTTTCTAGCCAATTCAAGTATTTTAGTCCTAGCTCTACTTCCGGCTTCGTAAACAGCGTTACTGTCGCTATACTCGTAGTACCAATCGTGCTTCCGTAGCATCTCAAGATACTGCTCTTGAAGCTCCTCTAGATCCTCCTCAACAGCGCCGGTTAAATCGGTGTAGAGCGTTCGTAGGTACTCGTTATTATGCTTTTGGTGGCAAGAGATATGGGTCACTAACTTAGCGTTATGTACGCCAGCGGAGCCGGCCGGTCTTAGCCATACCTCCATACGACTAGTAGTGTTTCTAACGTCATCTTTCTTTCGCTCGTGGCAGATATAAAGCTCCTCTTTATCGCCAGCTCGATGAATGACGCCGTTTTGATATACTTCAATTTTATCCATTTTATTTCTCCTTTGGTGGCTTAATTGCCCTCAATAAATATACTATAGTACATATATGATGCACTATGCAAGGAATAAAGTGTACTAAAGTATAAAAAAAGTAAATAAAAGTTACTACGAGTTTATACTATTGTATATATAACTGTACTATGGTACACTAAAAGCATGGCTAATATAACAACATACGTCAGGTTACTTCTGGGGCTTAACAAGAATAAGCTGGCGATAATGTTGGATAAAACTCCCAGCGGTATAAGAAAGATGGAGCAAGCCAGTCGAATCCACATTCAAGACCTCACTTTTTTACGCCACATCTCAGGGCTTTCTTGGGAAGATTTTGGCAGTGTTTTAGATAAGATAGCGGAAGATGGCGAAGAATAAAGGCGGGCGACCGGAAAAAAGGTTAAGCGAAAAAGCTTTAGCTCAAATATCCGAGCTAGCTGGCAGAGGGTGGACGCTAAAGCAAATAGCCGAGATGAAAGAGATGGCGGTGGAGACTCTTACAAAATACGGTCGGGAGGCGTGGCAAAAGGGAAAATACCAGGCAGATGATTATGTAAAGAAAAGGTTGTTTGATCTTATAAAAGAAGGCGACCGAGCCAGTATATTTTTCTACTTAAAAACCCAGTGCGGGTACACAGAGACTCAGCGCATCGAGACCGACGTCAATGTTCAGCATGTTATAAGCTCCAAGCCGTTAACCGCTAACGAGTGGGCGCTAGAGCATACCGGGCAACCGCTCGAGGTAGATTATGAGGAGTTAAAGGATGATGAATAAGCAAAAGAAGCTAGCAGCCGAGGCAATTCTTACTCTCTACGCTATCAAGAATCACACAGAAATAGAGTACGAAGATCTCAGAGACCTGTACCTTGAGGGCTACTACCAGGGCTGCGGAGATACAGCGGTTGCAGATTATAAGAGTTCAAAAAAAGGGAGATTTGTAAGATGGCTCAAACGGTTGATAAAAAAGAGGACAAAGAGCGCAGAGAGTGTCCACAATGCGGCAAGGTTTCTTCACTAAGAATCCAGGGCAGCGAGGAGGTGTTTTGGATTTGCTCGACGCAGCGTTGCCCAATAGAGCGGATAACTTCCGACGGCAACGCCTACTTTATGCCGGACGATAGCGGATGGAGCAAGTGAAGGTGGCAGGGCGTTAGATGAAGCAAGAGATAGTGTGGGCACCGCAAGCTGGTCCGCAACAGGCATATATTGAGTGTCCGCTACCGTTCATCGGGTTTGGCGGCGCTCGAGGCGGTGGTAAGACCGATGCTGTACTCGGGCGCTTTGGTATTCGTGCGTGCGAAGACGGTAAGCGCAATATGGTTTTTTTTAGACGAGAGCTACCGCAAGCAGACGATCTAATTGAGCGAGCAAAAGAGATATATATGCCGCTCGGCGCCGGCTATAACGGCATGAAGAATCAATTTACTTTCCCCTCCGGCGCTCGGATACGCTTTCGACCGCTATTTAATAATGATGATGCGCAAAAGTATCAGGGGCAAAACATGACAGATGCCGCTGTAGAGGAGGCGGGAAACTATCCCGATCCCTCTCCAATTATGAAGCTTTTTGGGTGTTTGCGTGGTAGCGATACTCCAAGCTTAACGCTTACATTTAACCCAGGCGGTTCTGGGCATCACTGGCTAAAGCAAATGTTTATTAAGCCCGCTCCTCTCGGTCTCAAAGTGCTGTATATGAAGCTTCCGACTGGGAAAAAAGTTCCTTACGTTTACATACCCAGCCGGATACAAGACAATCAAATACTACTCGAGCGAGATCCAGACTATATCAATCGGCTTCACTTGGTAGGTAGCCCTGAGCTAGTTAGAGCGTGGCTCGAGGGTGATTTTGAGATTCACGAAGGTTCTTACTTTCCTGAGTTTGGGCAGCGCCATATTGTTCAGCCGTTTCCGATCCCGAAGCATTGGAATCGCTATCTCGGCTACGACTGGGGTTTTAGATCTCCGTTTGCCGCTATCTGGGGAGCGGTGTCGAGCGGTAAAGACGATGCAGGTAATGAGGTTCCATACCCCAAAGGTTCTATCGTGCTTTACAAAGAGCTTTGGGGAAAGCAGGTGGAAAACACCGAGCAAGCTCGAAAGATTGCTGAAATGAGCAATGGTGAAAAGCCGTTTTGCGTGGGAGATACAGCTATCTTTAATGAGCAGGGCGGTCCTAGTATTGGCG